TTAGTCAAATGTTTAGAAATAAAAAAAGCCCCACAATATGCAGGGCTAATTTTGATAGTGTTAAGTCTATTAAGATACTCCGATAGCAGCTAAAGCAGGTGCTAACATTTGTACCTCATAAGCTAGATATTCATTTTCACCTAACAAAGTTACAGCATATTTAGAACCATCTGCACGAGCAGTACCTGATCCTTCAGCTACACCTGTAACTTGTAAGTAAGGAAAGTACCAATAAATTCCATTAGCATCCAAAACAATAGCAGTAAGATACTGCTGTCCTGATCCTAAAATTTTGATAGATCTAGACTTATCAGCTTCTCTACGTTGAAACATCAAAGAGATAGTAGAAGTAACAAAAGATGAACCATTGATTAAGTCAATAGCAGCCTCTTCTGTAAAGCTAGATGTATTTCTACGGATATAATAGTTCTCAAATAAATTAAGACCTGCTAAAGTGATAGCTGTGATAGCCCATCCTGCACCTGCAGAAGGATCTGCTGGAGTGATGGATGCGATCTCATCCTGTTGGTTAATCCATATTCCATAGATACCCCCACTGTTATTATCGCAACTTTTTAAAATGGCCTCGAGGGCTTGACATGTTGGCATGATTTATATGTTTTATATAAAGGGGGTTGCCCCCCTCTATGAGTTAATATTAAGCGTAGTAAACGATATTTGTAGGGTTAACAAAGCTAAATCCTACTTTCATGTTAGCACGTGTTCTGATCACTGGCTCAGCAACAGTATCTGCTAAGTTTACAGCACGTAAGTCTGAAGAGTCACCTTCACCATCAAATGCATAGATAAGACTGTCTTTCAAAGTGATTACAAAAGTATCATTAGACATCCCTGGACAAAGAACTATTTTGATACCTAAGTAAGTTAAAGATAAATCTTGAGTGATATATGCATTAGTGTTACCTGAAGCTACACCTAATCGGTAGATATTAACCAATTGAGTAGGCATGTAGATACGCAAGTCAGCAGTTCGGGAAGCAATAGCTGCAGGAACTAAAGCAAAAGCAGCTGCTAATTTTGCACCTAATCCAGCTACACCTGTAAATGTAGTGATAGCACCTGTACCACCATTGATAACATCACCTGCTAAAACTGAAGCAGCTAATCCTTTCTCATAACCATCACATAAAGCAAGTTGTGGATTAACAGATAAGGTATCACCTTGCCATCTTAAAGACTCAATTTGTCCAGCAATAGCGTTTGCCATTTCAGACCAGTAGAAGTTAAAGAAAGAAGCTACTGTGAAATCACCATTAGAACCTGCTGCCATTTGTAAAGATACAAAAGACTGCTCTAAGTCAAACTGGCAAACTTGAGCCATAGCAGAAAGAGCACATACGTCTACTTCATGAGAGCTTAAGTCATCTGTATTCAAGTTAGGGAAGTTACAAGGGCTAGTAGCTAGTAAGCCAGAACCAAAAGTAACTGTACCAATTTTAGTTTTGTACTTGATACCAGGTAAAGTACGGAAGTTATCAGGAATTTCACTACCTGAAAGGTAAGCCTGTGCGTAAAACGCATCAGCGTTTGGTGCTAATAATGCAGAAGCATCAATGTTTAAATCAAATCTTAGTTTTCTCATTGTTTGTTTTTTTGTTTATTGATTATTAAATTTATTGAATTTACTTAATTTTTGCTGTACACTCATTTTTACAGCCTCTTCCATTACTGCCTCATCTGCAGTCTCTGCTACAAGTGCCTCTTCTAATTGATTTTTTAAATCAGCTATCATAGCCACAAGCATATCTACTTGTTCTGTTACTAATGGCGTTACTATTGCTAGTATTGCCTCAGCATCTAAAGCAGGATCTACAGCCATAGTCTCTTCCTCTACTACTTCCTCTTCTACAACAGTATCAGACATTGCCTCTTCTTCTACTACTACTTCTTGATCTCTAATTTCAGTGATTTCACCATCAACCACAACGTAGATCTTGCCGTCAATTAAGTGTTCACCATCAGGTAATTTGTTCATATTATTTGTTTTAAGTTGTTGCTGTTCTTTGAGCTTCATGCCTAGATATCCTTCTATGCTGAAACCTACCTGCCCATCTGCTACCAATTGAGCATAGTATTCTTTGTCAGTTACCTGAGCTGTTACCATTAGTGTGCCCTCAGGTACCTCAATGCCAAAACTAGAATAAGCCTTATCCTCTTTGGGTGTATCTACTATCCATGCTTCCAATACATAAGCAGGTACAGTCTTATCTGTATCGTGCTCTAGGTTAAAGAGATCCTTGTTACTCATATCACGCATAAACTTTGCATGAATTTTCTCTATCTCTTCTATAGTAAACTTAACATAGTACTCTTTACCATCCTCATCATCCTTCCTATAGATCTCCATAGGGATAAGAGCAGGTGCTACTATGCGATACTTAAGATCATCTGTAAATATCATAGGCTTAACCTGGCTATTGAAAGCCATACCCATTACTTTGATAGCAGGAGTGGATGTAAAAGCAATTTGTTCTATACCTAAGTCCTCCCCATTTTCAGAGTATTCAGGATCTATAGTAATCTTGTAAACAGGTAAATTATCTTTTGCCATACCTATATTATAATTATTCATATATTTGTAAAAAAAATAAACTATGGTAACTATTTTAGGAAGGGAGATCCCCAACAAAATTGAGGAACTGACTATTGAGCAGTTTGAAGCAATTACAGACATTAACAATAATAAAGAGATAGATCCTGTGGACAGGCACCTGCAAATCTTTGAGTATCTAGGAATACCTGAGAAGGAATTTTTTGATTTTGACATCTCAGATTTTATTGATATAGTAAAAGAGTTTAATACAGCACCAGAGCTTACTAATAACATGGAGCCTGTAGGTACATTAGAGCTAGATGGCTTTACATATACTGCAGAGCTAAAACTAACAGTAAGAGAAACTAAGCTGATAGAAAAAATAGCTATCCATAAGCAGAAGGGATACATCTCAGATATGATGGCAGTAATGTTTAAAGCAGATCACCTAACTACTGCAGAACATTATTCCGAAGCTCATCTTAAGCTTAAATCTAAGCACATAAGAAAATTGAAAGCAGAGATCTGCATCCCTTACATTATGTTTGTGGCTAACAAGGTAAAAAACCAAGTGGAGAATGTATCTACCGAAGCAGTGGAGTGAGATAAGTGTAGAGCAGTTCATAGAGATATCTGAGATAGATAAATCACAGGGATCCTACTACTATAATACTGAGATACTATCTATTATTTGTAATGAGTCTACTGAGGTGATAGATGATATAGATGTGGATGATATGGTCAAGATAGTTAAGCAGTGCAAATGGGCACTATCACAGCCATCCAACAATTATAAATCAGAGCTTCTAGGTATGAAGGTTAAGCCCTTTAATAAACTGTGCCTCTATGAGTATATAGATCTAGATTATTATTTCACTAATAACTACATCACTAATCTAGCTAATATATGTGGTGTACTGTACAGGCAAAGCAAAGTTAATGAGTGGGGTGAAGAGATAATAGAGCCGTATGAATATGATTGTACCATCAGAGCTGATAAGTTCCTAGACCTACCCATCACAGATGTTTATGGAATCATTAGTGATTTTCTAAAGTTCAGAGATAACTTTCTAAAGACCTACCAAAACTTATTTCAAGGTGAGGAGTTACCTGAGCTAACAGCAGAACAGAAAGCAGAGCTCACACCTGAGGAGTTGAAAGAGGAGGAGGATACTAAGAAAGATTCTAAATGGAGCTGGGAACGTATGATCTACGGCCTGTGCAATAATGATCTTACTAAGTCTGATAAGATAGGAGCTCTACCCCTTACCTACGTATTCAATATGATGGGTATGAAAAAAGAGCTAGACATCTAAGGGCGTTCCCTGGACAAATCCAGGAGGTGCAAAGAGTGCCTCAAATGTGTAGACTAGTTTTTGATTTTCTTCTAATACCTTAACAGCTTCTAGGATAGGGTATCTTTTATTTATCCAATCTACATACTGAGAATATATTTCTGTAGTAATACCTGCACTAGCCAAAGCCCTAGTAAACTTAGAGACAAAATCTCTAGGTGCAATCCTACCATCATTAGGCCCATATTGGTTAGCAGTTTCTGGCACCCCATTATTAAGAAAGATAAAGTAATAAGCTGCTACTATTTGTATCTCTAGCTTCTCAAAGCCTGTAATCTTAGCATTGATCCTTATAGAGCTTACTAGTGTGCCCTCAGGATCTTCTAGTTCAGCATCTACTATTCTCTTAAGGATGTTTGCCATCCTCCTACGTGTAGGATAAAGCACATTAAATTCACCTGTATTTGCGTATCTACCCATTATTATAAATTTTCTACCATTACCCCAAGGCTTTGAGTTACTGCAGCTAGTGTATTATTTTGAATTGTAAAGTATAAGTATTGCTGAGTAGTAAAGTCTTTAGATATTAAATCAAAGGATGATAACTGACCATAGTCAGCATTAGCATTACTTCCTGTAGCAAAGGCTTTTATAGTTCCTGATACACCTCCTATTACAGGCATAGTCCTATAGATGGATACCATCCCTATAGATCCTATAGCATTAGTAGCTATTTGAGTGGAAGCTGTTAGTTGTGCATTAGTAGGGTTGGCAAATGTACCCATTCTTATTCTGGTCCTAGGAGCAGCTGCACCTAATGTAGTTACCCTTACAATAAAAGATGAGCGAAGCATGGCATTATTTATTGTGGTAGGTATAGCTACAGTTAGTATATTAATTTCACTAGTTGTATTTGTTATTGAAACTGTAGCTGTAGTGTTAGCTAGTACAGTCTTATTCTGCTTAGCATTCAATTCAGTCTGTAAATCTGTTTGACTAGATAGCGTTCCTGTGATAGCTCCCCATACTGCAGCACCACCACTAGCAGCGTTTATTATCTGAGTGCCTGTAATAGCAGTATTAGTAGGCACCCCTCCTATAATGGAAGTACACTCTATCAAATCTGTTGCCTGTAAGTCTCCTGTGTGAGCAGGTAAAGAGGGCCTCCAATCACCCCACCATCCATTAGCCATACCTATATTATATTATCAAAGTTAAATGTTTAAATTGGCACAGCACAATCAGTCCAATCATTAACTGTTAGTGTTATACTCATCTGGTATCCTGCAGCGTAATCTAGTAGATCATTATTGAGGGGTGAGAATGTTGGCACTCCTACCACATCAAAGCTATAATCAGTGCTATCCATATAATAGATATACAAGTCATTAAGGATCTGTTGTGTATCACTTAGAATAGTTATGATGTTAGCTCTATCTTTTTGTATGATATCATAACAGTATATATCAAAGCTAAACTCTGTAGTATTCTCAGTTGGTATCACTCCACTAGGTACAATATACACTAAAGGATACTTCTCATCCTGAGTAGCAAAGTTGTAAAGCTGTTCTTTGAAATCACTACCCACTTTGAATACTTGCTTATGTGCTGTATAGAAAGCTGTGATATGGTTTGTTATGGCTTGTAGACTGTTCATAGTTCTGCTGATTTATTTATACGGTTTATTTTCTGTTGTGTGGATGTTACTTGAGTCTCAGATACTACAGCTGTTACAGTCATATTGCCTGACTCACTAGATCCACCCCCTGCACTCATGGTTCCACCTGTGTTAGCACTGCCAAATAATTGAGCTGCCTGAGGTAAAGCTGTGGCTGCCGATGTACCTCCACCTCCTGTAGCACCACCACCTCCACCACCTCCGCTAGGGGTTGTGCCTGGTGATGTAAGTATCTGCTTTGCCTTAGCTACGTTGGTAGCAATCTGAATAATTCCTGTAGCAAATTGAGCAATACCTGCTGCACCTGCTGTTAAACTATTCATTGGGTTAGCCTGTGAATTAGCTACCAAAGCACTGATAGCCTTAGCAGTATCTATACCTATTTGAATAAGAGCACTGGCCTTGTTAAATTTAGCTAGCTTCTCCTGGTCTTTAATAAGCATACCACCAATATCAGTAATACCCTTAGCAATATCTCCTGCTAGTGCTAGCTTTGCATCCCTTGCTTTTTGATCCTCTTCTATTTGTTTTAATGTGGCCTCTTTATTAATATCATCTAGAGCTTTTTTGTGGTTGGCTTCTAGTATCTCTAGAGCTTTCTGGTTACCCATTGCCATCTCTTGATCCTTAAGATACTTAGCTTCTATTTCTGCTATTCTCTTCTGCTCTTCTGTGGTAGTAAGTTCAGTTAGTAAATCACTTGCAGCCTTAACCTTGTCTTTCATTCTTGCAGTCTCTTCCTGTATCTGCATAGTGTTATATAAATCTAGCTTCTCTTTTAGTTGCTCTTGAGTTAATCTAGTATCAGCGTTGGCAGCATCTCTTAGCTTTTGATACTTCTCATTTTGTAGTATTAATTCTTTCTCAGCACCTTCTGCCATGGCATCTAATCTAAGCTGTGCTAGTTCACTCTCTACTGCTATCAAGTTCTTTTTTTCAAGGTCTTTAATAGCTTCTCTTTTTAACTTAAGTTCTGCTGCCTCTTCTTTATCCGCTTGCTCAGTTAATGTTATTTTCTCTTTTGTTTTTAGTTTAGTATTAGAAGCGATATCCTCTCTTTCTCTTTTGAATTTCTCCTGTATTATAGCCTCCTCTTTAGCTAAACCTTCGGCCATTATCCTTATTTCACCATCCCTAATCTTTCTAGCAGATGCTAATCTATCCGCTGCATTAGTTTCAGCAGCTGCCTTACTATCGTTGTTAGCCTTCTCTCTATTTTTTGCTGCCTCTTTTGCCTCATCATCAGCCGCCTTTTTTTTATCATTTATTAGCTCCTGCTCAAAGACAGCCAAATCATTTATAGAGTTTAGTCTAGCAGTATTGGCAGCAGCATTAGCCTTGGCATTAGCCGCCATTGTAGCCGCCATCTCTTTCTCAAATTTATTCCATGCAGTATAGTCACCTGTTTTCTCAGCACTTGCTCTAAGCTCAGCTACTGTTAACTCATTTTTAGCTTTTAGTTGTTGCTGAATAGCATAGGTTTCATTTACTAGTCCTGCCTGATATGATATGGCTGCCTTTAGTCTTGCTCTTTCTAAGCTGGTAGTATCCTTACCCTGTGCCTTCATGAGCTTAATTTCCCTGCCCATTGCATCATCTGATTCGGTGTACACTTGTTTCCTTCTTTCAAAGCTCTTATCTCTTGCTTCTGTTTCTTTTTTAATTTCTGCTAGTGTAGCCTCTGAATTTTTCTTAGCATTAGCAGCTGCCTCATCCTGAGCGAATGTAGTTAATCCTAGTGCATCTCCTAGCCATTTTAAAGCATCTATCACAGCATTGATAGGTATCATTAAGAAATCTAGCACAGCCCCTAGCACCCCTATCTTATCCAGGAAGAAACCTACTGCAGCCACAATAGCTACAATAGTTACTACCAATAAGAATAAAGGATTCATAAGGATCTGTACACCTAGCTTTACAAAGGCACTGCCTAGAGTTCCTAGCATCTTAACAAAGTTACCCATCCCCCCTAGTATTTCTTTGGGGTTAAGTTTGCCCATAGTAGTTGCTAGTGTGGATGCCTTAGTGGATGCTTCCTCAAAGTCAAGGCTCATCAAACTATCTTTGATACCACCTATACCATTACTAACCTGCTCAAACTTTGAGCCTGTAGCAAATACATTCACTGCCTCATTAGCATCTGATATCTTATCCTTAAGTACCCCTGCTTCCTGAGACAGCCTAGCAATATCTGCAGGATCTGTAGCGTTAGCTATCTCACCTTTGAGTGCTTTTAGTTCTGCTTTAATGGCACCAAGGCCAGAGACTACTATTGGTATTTCTACTTCGTTCATTTTATATGTAGTATTTAATTTCTATTGTGGTGCCGTCTAAGTATCCATCTACAAAGCCTATCCCTATTTGAGTGGTTGTAACTGATACGCTGTTAGAGCTTGTAGAGTATTGTGCTGAGATTACCCCGTCAAAGTTTACGTTGTTAATCATTATAGTAGGCACGTTTGTGCTAGAGATATATGAAGGCTCAAAGCCATCTAAGTACCCCTCATAAGTACCTACTCCTGTTCTGGTCCATGTAACACCACCTAAGCTATCATTTTTTACCTGTACTATAGGATCTGTTAATCCTGCCTGTGTTAAGTTAGCTATGTAGATTAATGGCACTGTGCCTGTAGGTACTCCATTTAAACTATTAACCACTAGGTGATCACCTGCTAGAGTAGTCTCACTGATGATACGATCATCTCCTACCACCACTGATCTAGTGCCACCCACTATCACATTACCTCTACCCTGTACAGTTGCTGTAGCCTGATCACCAAATACATTAGAGTTCACCATCCTAGTAGTATTGATATTACTCATGGCCATCATTTGTATAGGGCCTATCCCTGCAGGAGGGTTGGGTACATTAGGTCCACTAGGTCCCATGAACGGGGTGAAGTTAATTTCATTATCTATACTGATGAGCTCTACCCTTGTGAGCTTGTTAGCGTTGGCATCATAGTCAATTACTTTGTTAATGTTCCACCATGAATTATCTATCCTAATCTTATCATTTAATTTCATGGCCTGGATATCAGGCTCTTTAAGATTAAACAAAGCAGTTAGCATCTTACCGTTGTTTATCTGCCCCATTGTACGCCTCCAGTATCTGTTGTACAGGTTGTTATCTGTTAGGCTAGTAGGTTGGTAGTAGTAGTAATCACAGATGGCAAAGTTAATATCAAAGGTAGGAGTGAGTGGATCATCAAAGTGGCCTACCAATGGATAGCTAGTTAAGTTAATTTGTCCTATAGATCCATAGTCATATATGTAGAACTGCCCACAGGTAGCTAGTGGCTGTCCTGCTGTAGTCTTATCATATAGGATACGTATGTTAGTCTCAGGTGCAGCACCTGCTATCATAGGAACGTATGCACCAAATTGTGTTTTAATTACAGGAGTAGGGCTAAAGAGTACATCCTTAGTATCTACATCCTTTACATACTCATTATCAAAGATAACCTCAGCTTGCCCATAGATATTATTAGTGGCGTTGGTGTAAGTAGTGTTAGGGTTATCCTTATCCTCAGCATATGTTAGTATTATTTTCTTAGCGGTGAGCTCAGGGAGAAATGATAAGTTCTGCTCCTGGTCTTTGGCTAGCTTAGCAGTCCAGTCCACCTCAGCACCACTATCGTAGAAATCATCCCTATTCTGTATTAGTAGCTTATTGGGTTGGGTGCTATCTACCTGAGCGTAGATGTTATACATGTTAAAGATGCCCTTAATGAAATCACTCTGCTTTATCTTTTTAGGCACGTAATCATTAACCTCTATTATACCAAGGGCGGAGTTTATAGCATATATATTACTACTAGGCACTATGCTTATTAGTATGTTAGAGATAACAGCCTGTATTTGTACTTGTCCTGATGCAGGAGCTAATCCTGATGGGGAAGTTTTTCTCCAATTTCTAACAGATGCAGCGTTGCCTATTGTGGCATATTGTTGGCTTACATTTATACCTAAAGTTGCTGATGAGTTTTGCCCTATTTGAGTGTAGCTAAGTGGTATAGTAGTCTGTACTGTTTGTGTTAAAATAGAAGTAGTACCTACAGGTATAGTTAAAGGACATTGCACTGCATTAGTAACACCTAATAAAGTAGCATTGGGTGCTGTGTTAGTAAATAGATTACTAAATATAATAGGCACCCCTGGTATTGAAACTCCTATAGCAGGCTTATAATATACATTGGCTGCTGATCCACTAGCACTACCATACAAAGTACCACCTGATGTATTCACTACATTAAGCGTGTAAGTCATAGTGATGCTGTAGTCATAGCTTTGAGCATTGGCTGCACTTATATTAAAAAATGGTGTAGAGTACACACCTGTTACAGGATTAAATTGCCCTTGTATATCATCTAGCTCAGTCCACCCTGTTAAGTTAATCTTAGTGGCAGGAGATTGTGTGGTAGCTACTTGTGCTATGTTAGAGAAGCCTGCCCAGTTGTTAGCTCCATTGATAGTAGTGGGTGTTGTCTTTTCTGCTTTTACTAAAAAATCATTATAATCAAAGTTATCAGTACCTCCATTGTAAGGGATAAGCAGCTGCTGAAATCTATCATAAGACATGGTAGGCCAGCTGTAGCTAAAGCCAGCATCCTCAAAGATTCTATCAAAGTAAGTCTTAGCAAAGATGGCAGGCTTAAATTCGTTTATGCTATAGACACCATTAGTAGAAGCAGGTAGAAAGTACTTGAAGCCATTAGCTACAGTATTAGAAAATCTATTAACTACTTGTAGTGCATTGTATATGTGGTTAAAATCTGAGAAGTCTATATCAGTTAGTTCCTTGTTAGCGATGGCTGTAAAGAAATCTGCTTTGCTATCCTTAACCAATACCTCATACGTTACCTGCTCCTCATACCCATCTGTTACCTGTGACTTAACCACCCCTGTTAACTGCATAGTGCAATCCTCCATTATTGGGATGCCCTGCTGAATAACAGCACAGGTAGTAATAGCATTTATGTTAAAGGTGCCCTCCACTATATTCACATCATAGTAGTGGTTAAGCAAGTTGTTGTTATTCTTGCTCCCGGTTAAAGTAATAGTCTTAGAGAAGTTACCCTTCCTTTGGCTCACATCTCTGATATCTCCTACCTGAAAATTTAAAGGGAAGGCAGTGCCCTCTTTAACATCTAGGAAGCCTGTGCTTAGTTGTATCTTAACCATTTACGATATTGTTATTAGCTAGCTTAATAGTTACGTTCTGCTTAATTAAATTCTTACTCCTATTATTATATACCTGGTAGTCACTTGTTACAATGTTACAGCTAATATACTCCTCACTCACAGGCACATCACAGTCATTTGCATATGAGCTTAGCTTTACATAAGTGAAGGGTGATGAGATGAGCTCAGTGAAGTAGTTGGCCATGTCCATAGTCATGAAGTTGGTAGCTAGATCTAGGGTAGTCTCAGTGCTCACATAGGTGTTTGTCATACCTCTCTCAGTTAGTGCATAGTCCCATTGATTACTACCATTTATATAACCTCTTACATCCTGGTTAAACTGCTCACGTGTAACGTTACCTTTCTCATATACATTAAGGGTAAAGGCAAAGCTGTTCCATGAGCCTAGCTTGTCTAGGAATAAGATGCTGTACTCAGTGGTGCGGATCCTTCTATCTAGTGTTACTCTGTATCTTGCTGAGCTCATCACCCCATTACGTTCATAGTAAAAGTCATAGTACTCAGTGGTAGGCTCTATCAAGTTACCTGAACCAAAGACCAGGGTAAGCACCCCAAAGTTGTTAGGCCCTACTGATACACCACTAAGATGGTCCACAGCTGTTACGTTCTTTTCAAAGATGCTACCATTACTATTTGCAAAGACCATTGTATCAGGTGGAGTAGGTGAGCCGTTAGCTATTGCATTCACCCACATATCCTGAGATAGGGTAGCGTACATATTCTTGTTACCTGCAGGGTAGTTAGTTAGGAACCTATCAAAGATACCATTGAGCATGAAGTCCTGATAGTTATAGCTAGGCCACTCAGCCCAATTGATAGCACCGTTGAATACATACTTGTTAAGCTGTTGTGCTAGGTTTCTGTTGACAGTCTTACGGCCATCTGCATAGGTGATATCTCCATCCTTATTGGCATTGACTATCTGAGACCATAAGCTGTTCACTACTATGAAAGCAGGGTTAGCTACTAAGACTGTAAAGAGTCCCTCTAAGTTGGGGTTGGTTACACCTGCACCTGTTTGCACTATATTGATTTGGTCACCTACTATGAATGTGTTAGCTACGTTTATCTGTACCCTTCCTACATAAGGGGCTATTAGATATTGGGTTAATGCAAAGGTGTAACTAGTGGTAGTCAAGTATTCCTCCCCTATCCTTACATCATACTTGTAGTGGGATCCAGGTGCGTTATATACTGAGGTGTTAGTCAAGTTCAGGTCATAGCTTACCTTAGCCTGTAAGAGCTTCGATAGATCTATCTCACCAAAGCCAGTCGCATAAGTTGGCAGCACCCTGTACTCTGCTATCTTGTTTAGGGTACCACTCTGATAGATATCATAGATAAACTTGAAGCCCTGCAGGTTTACATTGCTACTGCTGTAGATATACTTAACAGGGTTGTATGCAGGAACTATTATTTGTGGGGTTGCTTGTGCTACTAATGCCATTACTTGTCTTTACCTATATTAGTTTACTTTGTATTATTGTTTTTAAAGCCACCCATTGCGATGAGGTAGGCATGATCTAACATGGCCAAATGTTGCTGCATCCTCATAGGGTTGTTGAATACTATCCGTACACTCTTGCCTGTCTTATGGTGGATGTATGCCTGCACCACTTGTATCTTATGTAGCGTATCAGAATGCATAGTAACTATCATCAGTGTAATACTCCTGCCTTATGTGAGTAGTGGCATATCTTATTGCATCCATAGCATCATCGAATAATTTGACGGGCTCATCTGTTATGAAGTCCCCTATCTTTTTCCATTTGTAGTTTTCATACTCTCTCTTCACTGCCTTATCATCCTGGCATATAACTCCAAAGGTCTTAAGGTTGTCTATCCCTTTCTTAACCACCTTGTTTGCGTTCTGTACATCATACCCTGCTATGTTCATCTCTTGGATGATTTCTGGACGTGAGTAATCTGCTAGGATGGTAACAGTCTGTTCTATGTTTAGGGTGGCTAACTTCTCTATGAGCATAGTAGTGGTGAGGTAGCTCTCATATATCACAGGCTCTATGTAGATATCATTATCACAGTAGTATACCCTCATCAAAGCTGTGGGGTGATTGTAACCAAAGTCTAAGCCATACACGTACTTAACAAATCTGCTAGGCCTATGAGCCACAAAGGACCAGTTGCTGTAGATGTTACTCTTGCTTGTTGCCTTCTCACCTAGGGCATAGATCTGATACAGTGCCTCATCTGTTCTAGCTAGATCCTCTATCTGTGCCTTGATGCTATCAGGTAGGAATGGGTTATCTTTGTAGGTGGACTTTATCAGGGTGCTCTCCTCAGCAGGGAGCTCATACAGCCACGATACACTATCAGATGGGTTGTAGTCAAAGATGAGCTTGTCCTCAGTACGCATGTTAAGCTGAGTGAAGTCATCAAAGTACAGCTCATTGGCTTCATTACACCAGGCTATATCTCTTTTCCTACCCCTTATTTTCTGCTCATCATCCACACTAAAAAACTCCACCATGCTACCATTACCAAAGGTGTAGATGTGCTCAGACTTATTGTGGCTCTCCTGCTTATACAGCCCTATATCTTTAAGTATCTCTATGAAGTCCCTGAGCACTGTGGCACGTAGGGCAGGGAAGGTCTTGCGTATTACTGATACTACCTTATTGTTATTCTGCAGGCAGTAGATGATCATGAGCTGACAGAGGCTGTAGGTCTTAGAGCTCCTGGAACCACCCTCATTAATAATGAACCTCTTATCACTTAAGATGGCCTCATAGTTCTTCTCAAAGATGGCAGTCGCTTTTATATCCATAGCAAAGCTAGTACCTAGTTAGATACTATATAGTTATTATTATTATTATACTACTTAACTATAGTAACAGTTATAGCAGATATCTTCTCATCACCACTGGTTACATCTGTGTGCTCTTTCAGTGCGTTTAGTCTCTGAGTTATAGACGGGTTAAATTGTCCTACCATCCCTCCTGTAATTTGATCGTTACGGATCTCTTTCTTTATGTGCGTACAGATTGTCCTATATTCAGAATATCTACCATCAGTGTTATCAAAATAATGGTGCACATCACTGTAGTTATTATAGCAGAATATCTCAAAGCCCTCATTAGTCAAAGGTACTCTTAATGGCTCTGCTACCATCTCAGCAGTCTTTTGTGATAGCACCCATTTAGTCCTGGGGTTAGCAGCACAATATGCTTTGTACTCCTCAAATATCTCCATTAACTTCTCAGGAGTTTCTATCAGTTTAGGCCTCGGCATCTTTCTCTTTTTTCTCTTCGTTATCTACCCCTTTATACTTTACCTTAGGAGTGCTCTCTTCAAATAGATAGCCTAATCCTTTAGATGTATAATACTTATGATCCTTAGCAGTCTCTTCTGTTACTGTAAAGCTGGTCTCAAAATTACCATTATACATAGTAATGTATTTTCCTAGGTGTTCACTCTTTGTTTTCATGCTGTAATAAAATTAAAAATGTATAATAAAAAGCTATCCATAATCCTGCTGCCCTACTAGCCCACACATAATCTAGCATGAACAAAGCAAGTCCACAGCTCAGAGCTGTAAGCAGTGACAAGATACTAATAAACTGGCTCGCTTTCATACCTATATTGTAATTTGTTTAGATTTTGTTTTAATTCTTTGATCAGGTAGTAAGCTGAGGTGTGAGTAATACCAAAATATGTAGCCAGTGCTCTGCTTGTTATGTACCCCTTATCAATGTATGCCTCAAATACTATCCTTTGTACCTGGTCCACTATCTCTGATCTATATATCTCTATCAATCCCTTGTTAAAAGAGTAGGTTCTATCCTCCCTTATCTTATCTGCTAGCTCATCATCCTCTATCCTATCAGGAGTATTATCTATTATAGCTGTTACCCTATCATCTTTGTGGCTTTTAGATGTACTCCAAAGGATCTGATACTTGATAGTGTTCAGCAGGTATCCCTTTACCTTATCCTCATCTGCTGTGTAATCAATTATAGTAAGCACATGAAGGTAACTGTTGTTTATGACTGTATCAGCGTCTATGTAGCTACCCATCTTAGATAGAAAGTAAGCCGTATAAGCTCTCACCTCAGGGTAAGCCCTGCTAATGTACTGATCTAAGAGCTTTTTCATACCATATCATAAAATCTTTGTACCATATCCTCCTCCTAACAGATGCACAAAAGCATTCTCTAGGTTGCACCCCATCATACTTAATTCTAATCTTTAATAAAGCCACACATGAGTGCTTAGAGTACCTGATGTTCTCAGGTAGTAACTCTATTTCAGCAATAAGATCTATCTCAGTTTGTTCAAACATTCGTCTAGTATAAAAGCAAGCAGTGCAGCCTGACAAGCCAGGATAAAATCAAAGGTAAAAAGTAAAGTAAGCCAAAAAGCCACACATTTAATACATCCTAGTGCAGAGTGTATATGTATGGCTATTGGGTACCTAGTATTATACTTAAAAAAGTAATCTATTAATGCCTGTAAGGGTTCAAAATTAGTAAACCACCAGGCTAAAGGTATAAGAGCTAATAATATCATAGCTCAAATATAGTAATTTAATTAGAACGGTAGATCATCATCCTCTAACTTGAACGGTTCTGCAGGTGGTGATAGTACTGCTGGCTTAACATAAGGCTCTTGAAAAGTAGCACTAAAGTATTTTAATCCTTTCGAAGATTCTTTTAACCACAGTGCCACCTCCATATCAGCACCATTAACGTTTACCTTCCCTTTGTAATCTGGTTGAGTCTCTGCTGTCTTCTTATCATTTTTAAAGATAGCTCCTGAATTGTTCTTTGTCTCCATTGTTTATTACTGTTTTAAATTGTTAATAACTATTATTTAGTGTTCATTATTAAAAAAATCCACGATATACCATATTGTGGCTGTCCACCCCCACACAATCGCAGGGGCTAGTAGTATTGATATTAGGATAATCATAACCTACGTTCTTTGATGATAGGTAGCTCTTCACCGTATAGCCTGCATGTAAGCTCTTCTGCATACTTAATGGCCTCTTTGGCTATATACTTAGCTGATACTCCTGCACCGTTTGTTATAAGTGCCTGCATGGCTAATAGGATAGCATCCTCTTTAAACTCTTCTCTTGATCTCATAGTTGTGTTATTAGTTCGTTAAAATACTCCCTGCACTGTTCTACCCTCACCTTAATCTGTTCTATCACCTCCTCATCCCTTTGTATTACAAAAGTCTTTACTCTCTTAGCATCAGGGATGTGGTCGAAGCTGTGCTGTTTCTGCACCTGGTCTCTAAGATCTAAATTCTCCTCCATTAGTCCTAGCTTATAGTGTGCACTCTTTACCTCCTGCTCAACGATAGCATGGGGTGTATTGGTTAGGCAGTAACATAGCAGAGCTTCCTGCTTATCACATAAAAACATATACCCTTGGAGCTGAAAAAAATAATCCTTATTAGGGCATTCAGTATCAAACCAGGGGAAAGTGCTACCACTCCATGAATTTTTAACATCTATTAGCACCTGATCAGTAACCACATCAGGAGTACCTGTTAACCAATCATTACTAAACTGCTCTTCGTTCTTAAAGATAAAGCCTTTATCAATCTGCTCCATTACAAAGCTGAGGCACATATCCTCGCACTCATTACCCTTGTCAGTATACTTACTAGTAAACTCTTTTCTGATACCATAAACGTGTGCCAGGGCTAGGCCCTGAATATACGTCTTAGTAGTCTGTGATAGTACCTCACCCTTAGTTTTTGGTGAAGTCATTATCTTACCTATAGCTGAGCATCTAATTTTCATATCATAGGTATTAGCAACAGTGAATTAATCTGCACATCTGTAAGGTCAAAACTATCCTTAAGTTTCTCTACAGTATACTTCCCATCTGCTATAGCTTTCACTGCCTCATTAAATCTATTGTTGTCCATCTTAGGCTTCGCAGTTGCTGCTACGTGGCCATCATCATCAGTGGCTTGCAAAGTTAGCAGGCTTTGGATAGTGTACCTCCTGAAGTAAGAAATTTGACTACCCTGTTTTTGGGCATCTAAGCTAAGATCTAAAGCCATACAGCTAGAGATACTAAAGCCAGTGTATATGCATACAATCTGAGTGCATACACTACCACCATCTATAGGCTGCAGTAATAACAGATCGTGCTGTAATAAGATAGGCTCAACAGTCTCTAAGATACTATTGATATCTGCATAAGACTTCTTAAAGTGGGGGTTAGTAGCATTCTTATGTACTTTACCGATTAGTTGCTTTGCCTTGTGAAGGCGAACATAGAAGGGAGCAGGCTGCTGCTCAACCTCCTTAGGCTTTACAGCCTTAGTTGTTGTTTTTTCCATTGGTTAGTTAATTAATTGTTTACAAATATACAAAACTTTTATTATATAAGCTATATAAATTCTCAAAAAATAAATTAGTTGAGTTTTCAGCGAATGTAATTATCTGCTCTTCCTTACTTTCAATATCGTAATCATTCAGCAGCAGAGCCATGTGGCAGTACTCATGCATCACTAGAGTTATGTCTTTATAGTTGTATAAAAATGCAGCTTGATTAAGAAATAGATAAGGCTTATCACCTGGTCCTAAGTTAACCCATCCATCTATATAAGTTCCCCCCTCAGCTATCCTCTTCACTGCACCTGCTCTGCTGAGTCCATGCATCTCATCTACCTGGTAGTAGTCAAAAATACTTATAGCATCTGTGCCAATTAGTATACAGTAGTCATCGTATTCATGTCGTGTTATCATTAGTCTAGTTTTACATTATTATCAGTAATTATTTGCCTCAACTTCTCCCTTACCTCATACATCTCCTCCTTATCATTGTACTTGTACTCACTTCGTAGCCACTCATCCATCTCTACAAGTGCCATGTAATAGTTGAAGCCATTGGTAGCGTGGTTGAAGTGCTCCTGATCCTCAGGTAAGTTATATTCTAGGGTTGCTTTCATTTATTAAAGGTTTCGTTGTAGTATTGTTCACCATAATGGCTTGTTCCTGCTGCTGTATATTCATACGCTTTAATTATCTGCTCCTTCTCCATTTCTTTTGCTTGTTGTAATACCTGAATAGAACTTTCATACCCTTGTGAAATATCTAATTTATTAAATAGCCATTCTACTGCTGTTTGTTTCATTGTTCTATATTTTAAGGTTGTACGTTAATTATATTTTAGTGCTATACTTCGCCAAATATGGTTAAATTTTATAGTTTTGGCTAGTTATATCATTTCTATTTAAGTAATGGGGCAACTTTTACCCCTTATGCTTTATAGTTTTGTTTTGCTATTAGTACTTATATTTCATACTTTACGCAAAAATTATCATACCACTCAACAAAATCATCAAAGGTCTTACTGATTATATACACCCCTCCTGCAGCTTCTATCATCTGTTGATATTGCTTCTGCACCACTGACTGCTTATCCTTACCTATCTTTACCTCTATCTTTACAGATCTCCCATAAATAGTAGCAGAAATATCTGCAGATCCTGGGGTGCCTGTTCCCTTGGTCCACTGCCCTGCAGTCTTAGTGCCATCTGTTCTATAGCTTTGCCTGAATACTCCCATTGTATTTATCCTCTCAGCTTGGTGCTTAGAGTGATTAAGAAAGTCAGTAATGCATCTAGTCAAACCATTAGCTGTAGCATCTGAGTACTTAGTGAAGGGGATGATGTGCCCTGGTGCTGATGGGTACCTGTAGCTCATGTACTTCTCCTCTAGCTCATGTAGTCTTTGTTTGTTTTGTTTGTTCATTTTCCCATTGTTTTTTAAATTTAAGCCACGCAGCTAACTTTCTCTGCTCTTTGTGTTTTTCTCTATATAACTTATCTCTTTTCTTTTTTTCTTCTATAGTCATAACTTAGTTATTTTAAACCATCGGCCTGCTGCACTTCTGCCCTTGTCAAAGTGGTAGCCTTTAAACTTGCAGTACTCACTAACCATCTTAAGATACTTCTGTGCATTGAGATCGTGCCATCCTCCTGTATAAGTTTGGAAGTCCTGAATGGATATATTATTGTAGTGCAGTACATCCATTGTAATATTACCCTCTATTGCATAGTCGTAGAACTCTTTATTAGTAGCAGAGATGAACCTCTTATCATCAGCATTGATAGCTATTGCTTTTACAAGTCCTAGAGTTAAGAATTTTTGCAGGTTACTGATCATGTAATTATCAAAGATCATCCAATCTACTACAGTCCAGTGGTCAAACAATAACCTACCGTCCTCATCCAATCGGTTACGCTGAGCATTAAAGTACTGATTGAACTCTATCTCATGCCTTCTCCTATCATGACTACCACCTGCCCCCCCTATTACATAGTTGGTAGTGATGACTATCTTAGGGCTTCTCTCAAATGGGATAAAGATCTCATCCTTATTCTTTCTGTTTACTGTAATACCTTCTGAGATCAGTGAGAATAATTGCTCAAAGTCAAAGTTCTTTTTTACATCATCAAAGGCCAGGATCTGACTATCTAAATTCACCCTCTGATAAACAAAGTCTGACTTCTGAGGGTTAAATGCTTTGCCATCTATTTTGACTATATTCCTAATCTTACCTATGGCAGTTAGTACTAAGCTCTTACCACTTCCCCCATTAGGGTTATCATCTATTTCCTGATCATTAAAGATTATTGCCTTCTGATCTGTTTTATCCTTATAGGTATGAAGTAGATATCCTAGGGTAGTCTCTAAGGCATTAACCCTCTGCTCATCATCTGCTGATACTTTGGACACAAAGCTCTTAAAGTCATTTTCAATAGTAGGAGTAGGCTTGTAGTCTCTATCAATGATCTGCCTATCCCAAATGTACCCATCTATATCTATGTAGGGCACAATGTCAATTTTGTTCTTAGTAATTTTAACCACTCCATTACGATAAGGGATGAAGCTCACATCTTTAGTATCCTGCAGCATCATTAAGCCGATAGGCTCTAGCATTGAGAGGTGCCCATCTGTGAAGAGGTAAGGTGACTTACTGCAGTAGTTCCAAACTTCAACCTGCTTCTGCTTCATCAGGTAAGCCAGTACAAAATCCTTAACTTGGTCCACTGAGGATAGATTAACTTTGTTCTCTATCACCCTCACAAAGGTGGGTTTTTCTGATCTCTCAGGGTAATACTTGTTAAACCCATATTTGTACAGAAAATCTCTATACTTCATAGGATCTACACTAACTCCTTTCTTATCACTAAAAGTCCAGAATACATCCTCACTATTAGCTACATCCTTCTTAACATCCTCTACCACATCAGGCTTGATGTCTAATTGTTTTGAGATATCACCAGGAGAGATGCCCTCCTTTAGTTTAGACTTTACCTTTATAATGGTCTCTTTATCCTCGAAGTACTTAGTACTTTTATTAGCACTTTTGTAAGCAGAACCTACAGCTGTATTGATTTCTATTTGTGTAAAGTCCTTAGCACTATATTGGTGCAGATACAGCTTAGCAGTATTCTCAGATATTCCATACTCAGCAAAGCAGCAGGCAACCTTAAACACCCAAATGTTTCTACCATTGGAAACTTCTCCATGGTTAAACTTCATTATATTATCAATGATATTGCTCTCATTAGTCATTGGTAGCACTGGCACCCTTTCAAATGAGCTATGCCCTTTCTCCTCTTCAATAAGATTAAATACCTCAGCTGCTAAATTGATATAGGCACCAGGATCATAAGACTCAAAGCACACCCTGCTAACATTACATGAGGATGCATCAAAGTAGTCGCTATCAATGTACTCCTGAAATGCTTTAAACCTTCTTTTATGAGTA